CGGCCATTACGCCGGAGCCACAGTATGCGGTGCGAGTCTGATCGCCGCCGCCCGAACGCCAGATGCTTTGGGTAGTAGAAAGTGCCATTTGAGTTGTCCTCACATGCGAGTTAGGTGCAAACGATCTGCATGTCGTCAGGCGGGGGGCCTGTTCGTAAGCACCGGGAATACCCCCGGATTTACTGCCTTTATATACCTAAAAAGGGGGGCCGTAAAGCCCCCCTCTCTATTACGCGCCTTGCGAACCAAACATGCCCAGCGGGTCAGACCAGCCGAACGAGTAACGCTCACGAGCCTTGTAACGGACGTTGCCAGTATCGAAGTCACCATCCATCGACGTAGACATCGCGGTACGAACAAAGTGCTTCATGCCGTTTGGAACGTCAGTGGTTAGATACCATGCGTTGTTGTCGGTCAAGAAGTGGTTGATCGTATAGCCTTCTGGGATCGAACCGTTGTTCTTCAGAGCGTTGATGTCGTTGTCATTGGTGCCGACGCGGAGTTCGGTTTCCAACAGACGAGTAGCAACGAACTGGAGAGCAGGTGGAACAACCAGCTTACGTGGCTTAGCTGCAATCAGCAGGCCGCGTTCGTCAGTCCATGCAGCGATCTGAATCACTGCCGCTTCCAACGAAGTTTCGTTCAAGTCTGCTGGGGTTGCAGGCTCGTTCGAGTTGACGCCACCACCAACCAGCGGGTGATCAGTAGCAAACAGCGCCTTACCGTCACCGCCCGGATAGGACGACGAGAAGCCGTTGTTCAGCACGTTTGCAGCCTTAACCTGCTTGGTATAAGCCATAGCACGAGCCAGAGCTTTGGTATAACGAGCCGACAGGCTGTCATACAGGTTATCTTCGATGGCCTCTTCGGTCAGCGAGAAACCCAAAGCAATGGTTTCGTGGTTGTATCGAGCAGTCCATGCTTCCTGCGCATTGTCATACGCAATTGCAGAACCTTCGTTTTTCACCGGAGCTGCCGAGAAGCCGGACAGCTTGGTTTCTTCTTCGAATGAACGCTCGGAAGTCTCAGTTTCGTAGATTTCCTTGTGCTCTTCGCCGTAGCGAGCGTACTCCATGCCGAACAGTGCGTTCAAGCCGGGGAGCAGCTCTTTCAGTAGTTGTGCGCGTGAAATAGCCATGATTTAGCTCCCTTATACGCTGGCTTGACCAGTCGGGTTGAGATACGAGTGGCCGCCGTTTATAGTTACCGTAGTGGTATAGACGAGCGGGCTACCGGCAGCGGTTGTAGTCGCTGTTGGGTACGGAGCATTCCACTTAACGATGACTTCGCTGTAGTTGCCGCTAGAGTCGGTAGTCTCAGGAACGAGATCAACAACACGGAATGGCAACGACTGGTCAGTGTTTGAACCGGAATCGTAAGCACCGATATTCGAGTTACCCGAAATAGTGGTGTTCGACGCAGGCTGCGAAATAGCGAGGTTATCGCCCAGAATCGAACCCGAGATCGGGGTGATCGTGGACGAGGTTGCGCCGCCAGTCACAGCGACTTTAAACAGTTGATCCGGATCATCTGCTACATAAGCCAGAATGTCCGAAGCAACAACGCTGCCCGGATAGTAGTTAGAAAACAACTTCTGACCGGTGGATGGGTTAGTGTAGCTACAGCCAAGGAACACGCCTACAACACCCGTCGCAGTGACGGTAGTTGTGCCTGCTTCTTTGACAATAGTAGCGCCAGAAATACGAACGATATCGCCGTTGTAAATAGCGGTACCGTAGTTGCTTGCAATCGGGAGTTCACGAGTTTGGCCCGCGAACACCTGACCGCCGATCAAATTGATCGGCTTTAGCCCGTAGGGGGCCGATACAGTCGGATAAGCCATGTTTTACTCCAAGTAATTATTTACCAGAACCAAAGGTCGTGGACGACTTCCGCTCATTAAACAGAGGCATCCGTGGATCACTTTGGCGCATAAGGTTGTTGTCTACCGCATTCATCTGATCATTTGCCTGCTTTTGGTAATGAGCATTACGCTGCTCGACAAACTCTTCAGGGGTCTTGCAGAGCATCAACCCACCAATTACGATCACATCTTTCGAGTTCGACTCGGGTTCGATGTGAAACTGCAGCTCAGGATGCTCAGAAGCCTTTACCGGCTCCCAGCCTTCACGCCGCTTAGCAGAGATATTGATAGGGTCAGGTGAGTTCAGCGTCGAGACGCGCACCCAACGAAACTTGTACCCCGGCTCTGGATTCGGCGTAGGCAAAAGCTCGGGGGGTACCCACGATTGCTTACGCGTGCTCTTTTCACGGGACTCTAAATTACGAGTTAGACGAGTTTCAGTAACCATTATCGATTCTCCTGTTGTTCAGCAACCTTCTTGGCGTAGAGTTCAAGAGGCACACCTAAACGCTTGGCAATAGCCACTTGGGAAGCGTTTAACTTTACCTTCTTGGGCGACGTACTACGTGTAGCTGGAGCTACGACAGTAGCGGGTTTGGCACGGGAAGGGGCTGACCGCGCTGGCGATTCATCCTCCTCGGTATCCTGAGTGTCCTGCTGGCTCCCGAAATAATCGGGGAAACTTCTTCGCATACGAGAGTTAATCTTCTCGTAGTAGTCATCTGTACCGACAAAGCCCTCACCATATTGTTCGACTAGAACCGCGTGCACGCCTAAGGCGGTGTGGCTCATGATCTTATGGTCAGAATTGCTTTGGTCTCCATACCACGGGTTATCTGCAAGCCAATCCTGTAACTTGGCATCCCTAGGAGAAGCAACCGGTTTTGGTGGACTATACTCGGGTTTTTCTTCTACTTCAATAGGTCTAAGGTTTTCAGCCTTGTCAAGCTTCAGAGTTGCAGCAGAGATCAGCCGCTGGGCTTCAACCATGGCACCTGAATCGCCCGCTTCGTAAGCCTCTTTGTACTTACGCTCAGCAGTTTCAAGCGCCAGTTGGGCAGCGGTCTTACCTTGCTCAATAAACAACTTTGAGCCTTCAGACAGCTGCGTCTGTAGCCGCTTGTTCTCCTCGTACATCTGGCGGGCGAACTCTTCTGCAGCCTGACGTTCACGTAGAGCTTCTTCCTTAGCTCTGCGCTCGTCGTGATAACCTTTTGTAAACTTTTTGAGCCGTTTCTGGACTTTCTCGTCATACGAAGCCAGCTCGTCATCCGTCACATCCTCAGGCGGTTCAGCCATTGGTTTGCGACCGCGATCCTGAGGCGGGGTGTCGTCCACGATCTCAAGGTCAAACTCCGAATCCGCAGCTTGTGCAGCCTTAGCCTCCGGTTCCAGTTTTACCTCTCGCTCATCAGGGAACTCGAATTCAGTCATTTCCATTTTAGTAGCCATTTACTTCTCCTTATGCACGTGAAATACCACGGGGGTCTTGCACCACGGCTTCAACCGAGTCATCGTTAATCAGTCGGAACTCACGCCCATGAATCTTGAGTCGAGTGCCGCTGTTAGGACGCGCAAGAACAAAATCACCTTTCTTACACCACGGACCGGTCGGGAACTTCTCCGGGTCTTTGTAGCAATCAGGCCCTAGGGCAACCACGAAAAACACCGTAGATAGCACCTCTTCGTACCGCCTAGTTTCATCGGCCTTGATCAAGCCGCTGTCGTACTTTTCTTCAGCTTCAGGTAGCGCCACAAGGATGTGATACCCCGCAGGCTCAGGCAGCTGCCTAGCTTTTTCGTCCGCTGACTTGTCCAATACAGCAGACAAGTCCACAGCTTGTGAAAGATCAACAGCACTATTCATCAGATTTCTCCAGTCGTTGCACGAGGTCGTCAAGGATGTCCGTAGCCAAAGCGAGACCCCGGATAACTCCGGCTACGTGTTTGTATTCTTCAAGGCTGACGGCATTGCCTGCGGCAAGAAACTCAGCCCTGTGTGCTTGCTCGTCCTTAAACTTATCTTTGAGATAGCCTAGGACGGTTCGGTCATTCATCTAGTCTCCTTTTTGGGCGGCTGGCTAAGTTGTGGTCGTTGTGCACGTGCAGAGTCCTGCCGTTGTTTTGCACCTTGCAGACCAAGCTTGACACCTTCAATTTCCATTCGCGCCATAAGCTCGCTCTGTGCATGGGTGGTCTTAGCACCAACTTGCAGCCCTGCGATCTTCTCTTGAGCTGCGATGCGAGCCTGTTCAACTTGTAACTGCTGTTGTTTAAGCTGCGCATCGACACGGTCTTTCTCGATCTTGCGTTGAATCTCCTGCTCCTTCAACTGCAACTCTTGCATCTGCATCTGGATGACCGGGTCTTGTGCTTGCTGTTGAGCCTGCTGTTGCGCTGCTTGCTGCTGGTTCTGCATCAACAGACGCTCTGCCGCTTGTGCCGACATCTGTGCAACCTGTGCTGCGATCTCCGGAGGCATATTCTTGCTCTGCTCTTCGGTAGGTAGTAGCACGCCCAGTTGTTTCTCAATGTCTTTGCGATACTGGAAGCCCATGTGCTCGTTGATGTGAGCCATAGCAGCTGCCTGCAGCTGTGGAGCCATAGGGTTGTTCTGCATCATCGCTTGTAGCTTGGGGTCTTGCATTGCTGCCATGTGAACAGCAATGTGTGCTTCATGATCTTGCTCAATGAATGCTTTGACAGGTTTGCCCATCAGCACATTCTGGTTCTCTTGTACTGGGTCGATGGGTGTAGCGTCATCTTCTGTCGGCACTAGCTTGGCTGCGTTCTTGATGCCCAACACCTCGATCATCTGACGATGCAACAGCGGCAGGTCGTACAACTGTGGAGCTTGCTGAGCTAACTGAATCACAGCCTGATACTGCGTGATCTTCTGCGCCATGGTCGCAGCGTTTGGATCAGACACAGGGATGATGTCCACCATGTCGTAGTCGGCTTGCTTGACCTGACGGTCGCCGTCTACTGGTGTGTAGCTGTACTCTTCTGGTGTGTAGTCACGGATGATGGCTTTTAAGAGCTTGAACTCACCACGCATCGCATAGTGCAGGCGTCCTTGCACGGCTGTGCTGATCTTCAGTGTGCGCTCAAGAATAGCCAGTGTCGTACCAACAGGAGCTTGTGTGCTCATGTCGCTGACGTTGATGTCACCCGCCGAAGCAAAGCTACGCCCTTCTTGGATGATCTGGTTTAACAACTGATACAGCGTCTGACTTGGCTCTTTATATGGCAGTGGTAGGATGTTGTCACGGATCGAACCTGACGACACATCGACATCACGGAACTCACCCGGAGCAATTGGCGTGTCATCACCCTTGATGCGCAAGCCTTTACTCTTCATACCACCCGGCAGGTTACTTAGTGTGCCTGCATCAACCAACTGACGCATGATCGACGTAGCAGCCTTAGCGTAACCACCGATCAAGTGGATGAAACCAAAGCCATAGAACCCAAACCCCGGCACATACACATAGTGCACAAAGTGGTTCCGTTTTAGCTTGAGTGTGTCGTCCTCGTACCAGTTACGACGAATAGCAAGAATAGTCTGCGTACCACGCTCGATGGTAACGACGTAAGGCAACGCGATGCCAGTCGGTTCACCTTTCTTATCGACATCTTCAAAGCCCGGCAGGTCAAGCTCGACGTGCATCTCAAGCACTTTGTATCGACTGTCGATGTTGCCGACGTAGCCCTGCTCACGTTCTTTTTCTTTCTCGATGTCGTCTAAGACATTCTGCGGGTCACCAAGATCGACATCACGGTACAACCCAGCTACTTGCATCTTGCGTAGCTCGTTCTTAGTCTTACGCATCACGTGAGTTACACGCTCCGCCGTCTCCAGACTCGACGCACCGTATGGGACAACCATGTCCTCAGCGGGCACAAACATCGCCACTTGGCGTCCTAAGCCCGGATCGTAATAGACCTTCTTGAATGCCGAACCTGCCAATGGCAGAGACCACAACAGCTTCTCATGCTCAGGGCGATACTCGACCATCTCCTCAGTCAGCCGGTAGTTCATATCCTCGCGTACGCGAGCGGCTGCTTCTTCTCTTAGTTTGTCGATAGCACCGACGATCTGTGTCTTGACTGGCCCCATTGCTGGGAACGTCTCGACGATTGCTTCTGATTGGAACCTCACAACTGCTTCAGTTAGCATCGGGTGGAACACACCGCACGCTCCAGACCAAGGCTCGCTACGCTCCTCGACCTTCAGGCCAAGTAGCTTTAGTCCTTTGACGTAGGCGTCAACCCAGTCTTTGCGTGAGTCCACATCGCCTGTGAAGTCACCGACTAGTTCATCTGCAAGTGTCGCCAGCTCGCCGTCATCCATAAACTCAGCGAGGTTTGCATCAAAATCTTCTGCGGTAGGCTCGCGCTTTTCAAAGTTGATCTCAACCCCATCCATCTCGATGTTTACTGCATCGGGGTTCTCGATCTCAATTTCCAAGTCCGGCTCCGCCACAGCTGCGTCGGCTAAGCCGAGAGGCGCTGCATACAGTCCTTTATCAATTGCCATGATTATTCCTCATAAAATCCATAAGCCCAGCACACAGCTGAGATGCGAACACCTTTAGTTACAGGGGCAACCCGGTGCATTGCGGTTGAATCAAACACAATGATGTCGCCTTTGTTCTTTAACGCATTATCAAGCTTGTCTTTAATCTCAAGCTGCCCGCCTTCAAACTCGGACGGGTCATTTAACAGCATACATAGCGAGACGCGCCGTTGCTTCCCATCTACCGGCGGGAGCACGTCATGATGCCACCAATAGTGGTCTGTAGCCTCATACTTCAGAATCTGTGGGACATCGAAGCCGCAAATTGACTTGCTCCACTGTGTTCTACTATTGCCGTCAATCATGTAGTTTTTGCAGACCGAGCCAAGCGGAGACATTAAGTGCTCCGGCAAAACCTTCACCTTGCGAAGCCTTGTAGATTCCTCGCCAGATTCTTCCTGTGTTGCGCCAGTCCCAGCGTATGACCAGTCCAAACTCTTGATCACATAGTCACAAAAGTCAGGCGGCATAGCCCGCTCGTAATACATAAAAGTAGAACCAAGCATTAGTAATCTTTCCTCACACGTTGTAATAGCCCGCATTACGCTGGGACTTGAACCATTTAATCTCTTCCGGCTCGTCGCTGGGCAGACGGATAAAACCACCAGCACGGAAACGCATCAACGCAAGTGTCGTGGCATCAACTAAGTCGTCATGCTCACCACTGGGGAAGCTAGCTATCTCATCTACTAGCTCCTCGGCCCACCGAGTCTCTGGCACCCATACCTTGCCTGACGCGATGATGTCCGACACCGAATTCAATCTACTAATCTTGTCGTTACCTTTAGACGGGGTGTACTCCTGCACGGGTATCCCCATCGCCCTGAACTCATATATAAGAGGCGCTCCGGTCGCTTTCTTCTCGATCAGCACACCGTCCGGCTCCCATTCTTGGTAATGCTTGAACGCCGTCTCTTTCAGCTCGATCCACTCCATCCGAGCCTTGAACGAATTCAACAAGATGATGTTGGCCTGCCCGTGATCCTCGTCGTTGTACCAGATACCCCACGTTGTACACGCAGAATAGTCAGCCCGGTTCGTCTTCTCGAACGCCGTATCCCACGTTTGCAGGATGTAATCGCACTGTGGAGGCCGTTCCTCCTCCCATATCTTCCACCACTCCCGTTTGACGATAGCTGCACCGTCTGAAGTCGGCTGCTGCTGGTACTGAGCCATCCATTTGCTGTTTGGCAGTTCAGTATGTAGCTTCTCCAGCTCGTCTATTGACCAAAACTCAGGCCATAGCGGGTTACCACTGGGCATAATCGCCGGAAACTCGATCACTTCCCACTCGTCGCCGCCTCTGGCAGCTGACGCCTTCAACACTTGGCCCGTTAGGTCACGCAAAGACCAGCGAGTCATCACAATCACGATAGACCCACCCGGTTGCAGACGCTGACGTGGGCCGGATGTGTACCACTCATACACCTTATCGTAGATGTCGGGGTTCACTTGGGCAAGTGCTGCCTCTTGTTCGCTGTGCGGGTCATCAATAATCAGAATATCGGCACCCTTACCGGTCACAGCACCGCCTACACCGATAGCGAAGTAGTCACCAGCCTTGTTTGTGTTCCATCGACCGGCTGCTTTCGAGTCAGTTTGCAGTGAAACACCCGGAAAAATGCGGCTATATGCGTCCGAATCGACCAAATTTCGCACTTTTCGACCAAAACCCACCGCCAATTCGGCTGTGTGGGAGGTCTGAATCACCTTTTTGTGAGGAAACTTGCCCAGAAACCATGCTGGCAGCAAGTATGAGGCGAATTCGGACTTCGTGTGCCGTGGTGGCATGTTGATGATGAGTCGTTTGCACTCCCCACGAGCCACCCTTTCAAACGCATCAGCCATTCTCGCATGGTGCCTACCCCCAATAAACGTAGGCCAAACCTCGGAGACGAAGTTTAGGAACCTGTCCTGTGCTGCTTCCTTGCGCTTTAGCTCTTGCAGGGCTTCTAACTCGAACAAAACCTGTCGTTTCTCCTGCTCACTTAGGAGTGGCAGAATCTTAGATATATCCTTTAGGGATACGGACTCAATCAGAGCGGACATTGCGCTCCCCGTCGCCCTCGTATTCCCCTACTTCTTCCTCGGCTGGTGCATCCAACAGGCTTAGCATGTCTACCGCACGTGGCTCATCATGAGCTATGCCTAACTCGGCATCCAGACTCTCGGCTAGCGGGGTCACATCCACCACATCACTATTAAGTAGCCGCTTGATGCGTTCCTTGATTGCGTCCTCTAGGTCGTCGGACGACTTGTGATTGATCGTGATCTCGCTGCGCTCGGTGAAGAGGCCCACGTCGCTGTGCTTACCTAGCAGTTCTAGGGCTTTCAACTCATACCGTGGGTCGCCGCAGTTTGCAATTTCCATAAGCTTTGCCGTGATCGCACTGCGCACCTCCTGTACGTCGGCGGCTACGCGGTTGGCATAAGTCTTTAGGAATAGCGATGCAGCGAAGGCTGTCTCTGGTTGCTGCAAATCTTTGGTGGCTTTGCGCCGTGCCTTGAACAACTCGACGGTCTTGTCGATGTCGGATGTCTCTATTTCGATGGGTGCACCCAGTTCCTTTAGTACTTCTGCCGTGTTTGCGGCGACAGCTATCTCGTCCTGAAAGGTATTGACCTGATCAGGCGCAGTACTAAACGGCAACGGGTTGTCGTCAGTCGGTTCGATTTTGACCATTTCGCACCACTCGTGT